ACCGTATTTAGCCCCAGTTGAGGCAATAGAGGGCCTAGAAAACTATTGGGCAACTGCAAATACTGAGAATCACGCTTACCTAGCTTACAACCATGCGGATGAAAACGGAAACCCTATTCCTGCTCCAGCAAGGTCTCAGCCTCCCTCCTCTGCTCCAGTCTATATGGAAGGAATGCAAGTCGCTGAAAATGAAATGATGATGACTTCAGGACAGTACCAACAGACTTTTGGGGCGCAAGGCCAGGAGCTTTCAGGAGTAGCAATTGGCAAACGTCAATACATGGGGGAGAGGGTAACTTACCACTTTCAAGACAATCAAAACATGGCTATCCAGTTCACAGGTAAGATTTTGATTGATCTAATTCCTAAGATATACGACACCAAACGGATTATTAGAATTTTGGTAGAGGACGGCACTGAACAAGAGGTAATGATTGATCCAACCCTCAAGACTGCCTATAAACAGATGGAGAACAAGGAGGAGGCCAAAATCTCCACAATCTTTAATCCGTCCGTTGGAAGTTATGACGTAGTTGCAGAATCTGGGTCTAATTTTGAAACAAGAAGGCAAGAAGCATTTGCTGCAATGTCTCAAATGATTGGTCAACAACCGCAACTCGCACAGGTTATCGGTGATCTGTACATGGGTTCGGCTGACTTCCCTAATGCGGATAAGTTGCAGGAACGGATGAGAAACTGGATTCCTCCAACTATTCTGGGAACTGGTCCAAGCGAACAAGAGCAGGCTTTAATGCAACAACTTCAACAGTCTCAGCAAGTTATTGCTGCGCTGACTCAACAAGTTCAAGACAGGAAAGTAGATCAAGTCATGGAGAAACAACGACTTGATATGAACGCTCTCAACCATCTGGCTATCAGATTGGAGAAAGAGCGAGACAGTTTAATTAGTGCATTCAAGGCTGAGACCGAAAGATTGAAGACACTTATTAAGGATGTGAACCCTACGCAACTGGGGGGAATTACTGACAAGATGGTTGGAGAGATCGAACAAGCCAAAAATCCTGCTCAAGACATTAACCCCGATTACATAGACCCCTCACAATATTTGCAAAATGCTATCCCAACCATTACAGGATGAAAATGGAAACTACAGTTGAACAAACCGTAACTGAAGGAAATAACCAGGCTGACGCAACCAATGCCCCTCAGCAAACTCCCGAGCAAAAAGCTCCAGAGGCCAAAGACAACTCTTACCATGATTTACCCGAATGGGCTAGAAAACGGATGGGTGAACTAGCTGCAGCCAAGAATTCTGCAGCCGAACAACTCGCTGCACTTAAGGCACAAATGCAAAATCAGCCAGAGCCTCAACAACAATATCAACCTCAAAATACTCAAAATATTGAGGAATTGGCTACTCAAATAGCTAATCAAAGGGTTCAAGAACAGACATTTTTGAACAAGATGAACGAAATTGAAAAGAATGCCAAGGCCGAATTTGGTCAGGAATATGATCGGTCAGTCCAGAATTTGCAGTTGGCTGGTGTTGGTGGTAATGATTTCCTGCACGCTTTGGCTGAAGTTCCAAACCCTGAGAAAGTAATCACTTACCTTGGGAAGTCTGAGAATGTGAATGACGCAATCAGGATTTCTCAACTCAGTCCAATGCAACTCGGGATTGAATTGACCAAGTTATCCACTAAGGCAGCCAAGGAATTGTCCAAGCAAAAGTCTAGCGCACCTGCTCCAGTTGGGGAAGTGACTGGGGGTTCGTCTGCTCCAACAGGCGCAGGGGCTGAACCGCCCATGAGCGATACTGAAGCCTGGGTTGCATGGAGACGTGCAACTGCTAGAAAAAAGCGTTGATAAATTAGATTTTTAGCATTAGAATGGTGTACAGGCAGAAGCGAGCCGTAAATCGTTGTGTTGGGCCGTAAAAGATAGTCTCCAGAGGCCAGGGGAAATTAGGAGTTTACCGGAAAGGTAAGCAATTCATTTCTTTATTCGTCAAAGGAGGTAGTTCAACATGACTACTAGCAATTCACTTCTTACGATAAGTCAGATCACAAATGAAGCGGTCAGACTTTTCACTCAATCTAATGCTTTTCTAAGAACAGTTTCCCGCCAGTATGACGATCAGTTTGCTCGTACAGGTGCGAAAATTGGTTCAACTTTGCGTATTCGTTTACCCAACGATTACACAGTATCAACTGGGCCTGCAATTACTCCTCAAGGTACTAACGAACAGAATACATCTTTGACTGTGGCAACACAAGCAAACGTACCTGTTTCTTTCGGTACTGCTGAGAAAACATTGTCACTCGATGACTTCTCCGAGCGTATTCTCGCTCCTGCGGTCAACCGTTTGGCAGCGTATGTTGCAGCAGACTTGATGAACGTAGCATCTCAATCAGCCAACATTTCACCAAACTTCTCAAGCGGTACAACCTTGGTAAGTCCAAATGCAACGACTTGGTTGACTGCAGGTTCTTCTTTAGATCAAAACTTGGCACCAAGAATGGAACGCAAGATTATTCTTGATCCAGTTACTCAAGCTCATACTGTTTCATCTTTGGCAGGTTTGTTCAATCCTCAAGTTAAAATTGCTGAGAACTATGAAACTGGTGTTATTACCAGAGACACTCTCGGATTTGACTGGATGTACGATCAAACTACTCTAGTTCACACAGTTGGTTCATTCTCAAGTGGTACTGTTAATGGTGCAAGCCAAACAGGAACAACATTGACTGTGAATGCAATTACTGGAACTTTGAACCAGGGTGACATTATCACAATCGCAGGTGTATACGCAATTAACCGTTTGACTGGTAACTCACAAGGCCAACTACGTCAATTCGTTGTTACTGCAAACGTAGCATCTGGTGCAACAAGCATTCCAATTTACCCTGCTATTACTCCTGCTCCAGCAGCGTTTAATACAGTAACTGCATCTCCTGCAAACTCTGCAGCGATCAGTTTGGTAATGGCTGCTTCTACAAGCTATCGTCAAAACATAGCTTACTTCCCAGAGGCTTTCACTTTAGCAACTGCTGACTTAGAAATGCCTACTGCTGGTGTTGTTCAGGCTGCTCGTGCTCAGTTCGATGGAATCTCTTTAAGAATGATTGAGGCTTATGACGTAATGTCTGACTCCTTGATTACTCGTATGGATATTCTGTACGGATACGCTGCGATCCGTCCTGAGTGGTCTTGTATTGTTCCTGACATCGTTTGATGCCAATCGAACAATATTACAGGGGGAAGTTGGTTTCCCCTGTTTACACTTTTGTAGAGTTTCCCAAGTGGGTTACTGACTCGCTTGGGGAGCAGCATCTTGTTCAGACACCTGAAGAAGAAGCACAAGTTTTAATCGTTCCAGAGATAAAAGAAACTAAGAGGGGCAGACCAAAAAATGACTCAACCGCTGCCGACAACTCCCTCTGATCTAATCACTCAAGCGTTAAAAATAGCAAACGTCATTGGTGTTGGTCAGACTCCGAATGCAACTGACACCAATGATTGTTTCAATCAATTAAATATGATGTTGGCGCAATGGCAGCGCAGACGTTATATGGTTTATAACCTGGTAACTGTTTCTAAGGTTGCTACAGGCCAAGTATCCTACACAATAGGAACTGGAGGGGACTTTAATATCACTCGTCCAGTTAAGCTCGAATCAGCGTTCTTTAGAATGCAATACGGCTCACCATTGCCAGTTGACTATCCTCTGGAAGTCTTGAGGGCCAATGAGGATTACAACAGGATTTCAATTAAGAACCTGAACGCATTCCCTCAGTATATTTATTACAACACAGGTTATCCACTTGGCACAATTTACGTTTGGCCTGTACCTAATAATCAATATCAAATCTTTTTAAGTGTAATGACTCAGTTGGAAGGATTTCAGACTATTAATGATGTTGTGACAATGCCTCCTGAGTATCTGGCTGCAATGCAATGGAACTTATCCAGAATCATTTGTGTGATGTATGGCTTACCAATCACTCCCGAGTTGACTGGGTATGCCGAAGCATCCATGAGAATTATTGAAGAAGTTAACTCTCAGATTCCTTTGTTACACATGCCAGTTGCTCTGAGGGGCAAGTCTGGTGCTTACAACATTTACGGAGACTTCTACGTTGGAAGTGCAGGATAATGGCAAAGGCAGCACTTGTCACAGGCGCATACCAAGCAAAGAGTGTTATTGCAGGGGCGCAAAGGTGTATTAATCTTTATTTAGAAAAAAACCCAGATACATCGGTTTTTCCTTTTACGCATTATCCAACCCCAGGACTTACTTTACAAAGTTCAGTTTCTCAAAATCAATGGAGAGGGCTATATTTTGCAAGTAATAATATCCTTTATGGGGTTTGTGGCAATACTTTCTATTCAATTAGTTCTACTGGTGTTTGTACTGTTATTGGGACTTTACTTTCATCTATTGGAACTGTTTCAATGGTTGATAACGAAGTCGATCTTTTGGTTGTTGATGGGACTACTGTTGGGTACGATTACAATTTTGCATCACAAACATTTAAACAATTACCATCTAATTCAACAACAACTTTTTATGGATCGAATCAGGTCAATTATGTAGACGGATACTTTATTTGTAATCGTCCGGGTACAAATCAATGGTATATATCATTGATCAACTCAACCACTTTTGATCCAACTTATTACGCTGCAAAGGCTGGATATTCTGATTTACTGGTTGGGATTGGGGTTTCTCGCAGATACATTTATTTATTTGGTGAAGTAACTACAGAGATTTGGTACAACGCAGGGAATCCAACTTTCCCCTTTCAGATTCTTCCAGGCTCGTTTATCCAATATGGTTGTGCAGCTACTAATTCAATTGCTCAAGTCAACGGTGAAATATTTTGGGTTGCTCAAAGTCCACAAGGTAATTGTTATATTACAAAAACTGAAAACTTTGGTGCGGTCAAAATTTCAACATTTGCAATTGATGCTGAACTTCAGACTTATTCAACTGTTTCAGATGCAATTGGATATACCTGGGAGATTAATGGACACTTCTTTTATGTAGTGACTTTTCCAACTGCTAACAAAACATGGGTTTTTGATCTATCTAACAATCAATGGCACGAATGGTTATGGACTGATACCAATGGGCAGTTTAATCGTCATCGGTCTAATTGTTTTGCTTTTGCTTATGGTGAATTATTTGTTGGTGATTGGCAAAATGGTAATTTATACACATTAGACCAAAGTAATTACACAGATAATGGAAAACCAATTGTAAGAACAAGAAGTTTCTATCATGCTGAAGACGATAATTCAGACAGGATCAGATACAAACAATTTATTGCTGAAATGGAATCGGGTAATGGGCCTGCAACTGTTTATCTTTCTTGTTCGGATGATAGGGGGAAGACTTACGGCAACCCAGTTGGTCAAACAATGGGCACGACTGGGGAGTATTTAACTTCTATTTCTTGGTGGCGGTTGGGAATGGCTAGAGACCGTGTATTCCAACTTAGTTGGAGTGATCCAATTAAAACCGCATTGTCGGGGGCATTTGTTGACGCATTGCCTAATAGAAAATGACAACAGGATATTTAGCAGCACAAACCCCACAGATTAACATTCCATTTCTTAACCCAGATGGAACGGTTAGTCAGGTTTGGTTGTTATTTTTAATTCAATTATTTCAAAGGACTGGAGGAAGTACAAGTCCGACTTATACGCTTGCAGAAATTGAAAAACTTGCATTATTAAATTTAAGTGTTGTTAATGCAAACGGATTTAATGGAATAGTTACAAGTGGTCAAAATGCTACTTTAACCATAGAAACAACGGTTACAGGCATAGTAAAGGGTAATGGGACTGCACTATCTGCAGCGACTCCAGGAGTTGATTACAGTATTATTGATTCTATTGCGGTAACTGTACCTCCTGCTTTATTGTCGGTAACTCCTAGTTCACTTAGTTCAAGTGGTACTTTTGCAATTAATCTAACAACTCAGGCATCAAATACTTTATTTGCAGGGCCTATAACTGGGGTTGCTACAACACCAACTTTTAGGGGATTGGTTTCTACCGACATTCCTGCTTTAAATTATGTAAGTACATTAACAACGCAAGGAGCCAACCAGATACTTGCAGGGCCGTCTAGTGGTGTTGGTGCTCCTCCTACTTTTAGGTCTCTTACAACTGCTGATATTCCTGCCCTGCCTTATGGAAGTGGTACTGTTACATCTGTTGGAATGTCTGTTCCCGCTTCTTTGTTGTCTGTTGCTCCGTCCACAATAACGACTACAGGAACATTTGCACTCAGTTTAACAACCCAAACACCTGCACAGATATTTGCGTCTCCAATTTCTACGGTTGGAACTCCAAGTTTTAGATCATTGGTTACAAGTGACATACCTGCGCTGAATTATGTAAGTAGCACAACAACCCAAGCAGCGCAACAAATATTAGCAGGCCCGATAACTGGGACTAGCGCCCCTACTTTCAGGTCTTTGGTTTCTACGGACATACCTGCACTTCCCTACGGAACTGGTACGGTTACTTCAGTAGGATTGGCTTTGCCAAACATTATGTCGGTCTCAGGGTCTCCAGTTACAACAACTGGTACATTGACAGGAACTTTAACGACTCAGGCTGCCAACAGTTTATTCGCAGGGCCTATTAGTGGTGTTGGAGCAACTCCTACTTTTAGAGCGTTGACTACTGCTGATATAGCAGGGTTAGGGGTTGGAACGGTTACAAGTGTGGGAATGACAGTTCCATCCATATTGTCGGTAACTCCGTCCACTATCACAACATCTGGGTCTTTTGCTTTAAGTCTGACAACAGAATCGGCTAATCAGATATTTGCAGGGCCAAGTTCAGGCGCAGCAGCAATTCCCACATTTAGGTCTTTAACGTCTGCTGACATCCCTGCTTTGCCTTACGGAACTGGAACAGTTACAAGTGTGGGGCTTTCATTACCTAGTATATTTAACGTAACTGGCAGTCCAGTCACAACCTCTGGAACTTTAAGTGCAACACTTGCAACAGAAACTGCTAATTATGTATTTGCAGGCCCGACAACTGGATCGGCTGCTGCTCCAACTTTTAGGGCATTAGTTGCAAATGATATTCCAAGTCTTCCTTATGTAACTTCAGTTTCACAAAGTTTCACAGGTGGATTAATTTCTACTTCTGGTTCTCCAATTACTTCAAGTGGTACTTTAGCTTTGACTGTGGCAGGTACTTCAGGAGGAATACCTTATTTTAGTTCGGGTACAACTTGGGCATCAAGTGCAGCACTTGCAGCAAATGCTTTAATGATTGGTGGGGGCGCAGGTGTTTCTCCATCTACGACAACAACAGGTACAGGAGTGTTAACTGCTCTTGGTACTTCAGTTGGTACGTCAGGTTCTTTTGTAACAAATGGAGGTGCTTTAGGTACTCCATCAAGCGGAACAGTTACAAATTTAACAGGAACTGCAGCAATTAATATTACTGGAACTGCTCCTGCTGGAACTCTTACAGGAACAACTTTAAACTCAACGGTTGTAACATCTAGTTTAACAAGTGTTGGAACAATTGGTACAGGTACTTGGCAAGGGACAAAAATAGGTACTGGTTACGGAGGAACTGGACTTACCTCATTTACTGCTAATGGTGTTGTTTATGCTTCTTCTACATCAGCTTTAGCAACCAGTTCAACATTTACTTTTAATTCTAGTGGGCAATTACAAGTTAATACTGCTGGTCAACCAAGTTTGTTATTGACAAACACAACAGTAACTGGTGGATCAACTTCTGGGACAACTGGTTTATATCTTGGTGATACTGGATCTGGTGTAAATGTGCTTACAAGAGAAAAAGTAACAAACAACACAGCTTATGCAAGAATTTATGCAGAACAAGGCTATAACACAGCTTCACTTTGTGCTTCTTTTTACAATACTGTTGCATATCAAGGCAACAATTCAACAGCTTGGGCGATAACATCTGATGAGCGAGTAAAGACAAATATTCGCCCAATTGGAAATGCTCTTGAAAAAATTTGTTCTTTAAACGCAGTCCATTTTGAATACAAAAATGCAATTGGTAAAATAAAAACAAGTTTTATTGCACAAGAAGTTGAAACGGTTTTACCTGGTCATGTGCATGAAATTCCAGCTCCTGATGATTTAAAGCAATATGTTGATGAAGATGGAATGATGAAGGCTCTTGATTCCGACTTAATCCCTTACTTGGTGGCCGCAATGAAAGAACTTTCACTCCAAGTAACAACCTTACAGGCAACTGTTACAACTTTACAAGCTAAAGCAACATAAAAAATGAAAGAATTTATAACTCGGGTAATGAGGGATGATAGGGTTTGGGAATGGGTTCGGATAGATGAAATACAAAGGGAAAATTTCAGTTATGTAGATAATGAAATTTATTACAAAAATGATCATGGATTTGTGAATTTTCGCAAAGTGACTCCAACAATGTATGACGTTCATATTTGTATGTTGAAAGGGGCAAAAGAAGTGGATTCTTTCTTTTTAGACTCTTTAGAAAAAATGAGAGCAAAAGGTGCTGAAAAGTTCCTTGGGACTATTGGTGATTGGAACCGTCCTGCGTTAAAATTAGCACTAAGATGCGGTTTTAAGGAGGAAGGTCGAATTAGTAAGGCTTACCAAAGAAACGGAATTTACCGTTCAATGGTAATGATGGGGAGAACATAATGGCTTTTATTGCAAATGCGGTCAGAGATATTACAGGTGCTAATCAGCAAGCGCAAGCTATAACTACGGCTGCTAATACTCAAGCTACTGCTGCAAACAATGCTGCTGCTTTGCAAAACGCACAATTTCAACAAACCCAAGCAAATCTTGCACCTTATGCGTCAATTGGTACGGCAGCGTTGCCTCAATTACTTAAATCTTTGGGTTATGAGGGTCAATTTGGTGCAAATGGTCAATTGACTGGAATGTCTGGGCAAGGTTTTCAATTTAATCCCTCTAATTTAGCACAAACGCCAGGTTATCAATTTACATTACAACAAGGTCTAAATGCAGTAAATAACGCAACGTCAGCAACTGGTCAAACAGGTTCAGGGGCGCAGGCTAAGGGTTTGGCTAACTATGCGACTGGGTTGGCTCAGAATACCTACAATCAGCAATATCAAAACGCATTGACTACTTACCAACAGAATGCGAGTATTTTGGGCAGTTTGTTGAGTACAGGGCAGAATGCTGCTGCAGGGATTGGATCAATGGGAATGCAAAACGCTCAATCGGTTGGAAATACTTTGATGAGTGGAGCAAATGCAACGGCTGCAGGTCAAGTCGCTGCGGGTAGTGCTCAGACTAATGCTCTTAATTCTTTGATGGGATTGGGAATGGGTGGTGCAGGAATTTATGCGCTTGGTGCTAAATCAGGAATGAACAACGCATTAGCAGGTGGAGCATCCAGTTTATATAACGGAATTTCTGGATTGTTTGGTGGTTCAAGTGCAGTAGGCACAGGTGCAGGAGCATCGGACGCAACAATTGCAGCTTTTGCTTAAAGGAATAATATGCCAATAGATGCTTCAATAATTCCTAGAGAAATAAAACCTGTTAATTTTGGTACTCTAGGAGATACCGCAAAATTAATATTAGATTTTCAAAGAGGTCAACAAGCCTTGGAGACTGGTGGACTGCAACTTCAAAAGCTCCAGCAAGAAATGGATTTGAACAAAGCATCCTCAAAAGCCATCCAAGCCAATACAGACGAAAATGGTAATGTTGATATTCCATCTGTAATTAAAATGTTGTCCAAGTCCCCAGAGGCTGCAACTAATCTTGCACCAACAATCACAAGTTTGTTGGGCCAACAAGGTGTACAAAACGAAAATGTAGCAAAACAACTTGGCAACCTAGTTCAAAAGAACACAATTGCTGGTCAAAGACTTGGAGCAATGACTGCCAGGATCGCAAAGGGTGAAGATATAACCCCTGCCGAACATATCAAGGAAATGTCTAATCTGATTGCTGAGAATGTTCTAACTCCTAATGAGGCACTTCTTCATTTAAGGATGGCTCCTACTCCAACAGGTGACAAAGTAAAAGATCAAAAGGCTTACAACGATTTTATTAAGTCTGAGCATTTTGCAACTCAATCAAATGCAAATCAATTAAATTCATTGTTTGGAACATTGCAACCAGGGGGCGCAGGACAACCTGCAGCTATCTACAACCCGATCACTAAGACTCTTGAACCTGTTCAGTACGGTAATCCTCAACAACCTGTTAACCCTAATGTTCCTGCTCAGCCTGGTATGCCTGGTCAACCTGCTATGCCTGCTCAATCTGGAATGTATAGCTCTGGACAAATGGGACAAGCTCAAGACCCAATTGCTCCACAGTTAATGTTCCCAGTTCGTCAACCTGGTACTAACTACGCTCAATTACCAAATGAGGCCACAAAGACTACTGAGGGCGGTCAGTATGTTAGCGGATTGATTGACAGAAAGAAAAACTTAGTTACTGATCGCAGAAACTTGGATGAAATGCTCAAACAAGTTGAAAAGGTTAAAGAAGAAACTCCTAGAGTTCCAGGAACTAATCCAGTCAGCAATGCACTCAATGCAACAATAAGAAAAGCAAGCGTTGCAACTGCCGATCCACAATATCAACAGTTGTCCAAAGACATTGCGAATATGCAGATTTCTAATTTAAAGGCTGCAGGTGGTTCGATGGATACGGTTGCAGGACAACAACTTCAGGCTCATGCAAACGGAACTGAAATATATGATCCAGACGTACTATTGAACATTGGCAGACGAGCTAAGGCAGACATGAAAAACCTTGATCTGCAAACGGACGCTGCAACCAAGTTTATTCAGCGTTATGGGCCAAATAACATGGACACATTTAAAAAGATTTGGGGTGATAACGCAGATAGTAAACTCTTTGAAATGATGACTCATCACGAAGATAAAACAATGACTCCCGAACAAAAGAAAATGAAACGTGATGAGTTGGCTGGAATAACTCCAGAAATGTCCCCTGCACAGAAAAAAGAATTACTTAAAGAATTCCAAGACAAAAACAATGTAATACAAAAACTCGTGAATACAGGTGGTCTCTAATGGGAACATTCGCTGATTTCTTGAATGATGTTGAGGAAGAAAAACCTCAATCTAAAAATGTGCCTGCACCAATTAGGAATAATAATCCAGGCGCACTTATGCCAGGAGGAAAATTAGCACAATACAAAACCCCAGAAGAAGGACTTGCAGCAATTGACAAAAATCTAGCAAGTTATGGTAAAAAAGGGGTTAGCACTTTAGCGGATGTAATTTCTAAGTGGGCGCCCCCAAGCGAAAACGACACAAACTCTTATATTGCTCACGTTGCAAAAGTTACAGGACTTGATCCAAATCAAAAGATTGATTTAAGTAATCCATTAATTCGTCATCAAATATCTGCAGGTATTGTTCAGCAAGAAAATGGTACAAAAGCCATTTATCAACCGTCTGGTAAAACACAAATTGCACCTGCAATGGTTGCTGAACCTGACAAATCAGACTTCTCTAGTTTTTTGCAGGATATTTCAGAGTCTACAACTCAACCTAAAGTTGCTCCTACTCCTATTGTTCAAAAGGCTCAACCTACAAATCAACCTATAACTCAACCTGCTCCTCGTCAAATGAACGTAGGGGAGAAGATGTATCAAGACAGGATTAACGCACTAAAAAATTTGGGAATCGGTCTTTCATCATTGGCAGATGTGACGGTTGGTAATATTTTGCCTGGAATTGCTGGGCCAGTAACATATAACGTAGCTAGAGCTTTGCAGCAAAACGATCAGCAAGCACAAGAAACATCTGCTAAAGTAACTGGGGCGCTAGAAAAACCATTTGGTAAGACTTTAGGAGTTACTGAAACACCTGCATACAAGGGTGAAGCGTCCAGACGATTAATGGATTTGGTTGGTGAAAGTCTTGGAGAAGGAGTAAATGCAATATCTGAAAAGACAGGCATTCCAACTGGTGACGTGCAAAGTTATATTAATTCTTTGATGTTGGCTGCAGGTAAGCCAGTTTCGCAAGCTGCAGGTAAAGTTGTTGAACCAGTAGGTCAGGCAATGGGTAAGGCTATTGAAATTGCTAAACCACAAGTTACAACGGCAATTAATAAAGTTGGAGAAACTGCTTCTAATTTGGGAACTTCTATAATTAATAAAGGTCAACAATTAGCTAAAGAATTTAAAGAAGTAACCGCTAATCCTGTTAATGCAACAATTGCTCAACCTAGTGAAGTAATGGCAGGTTCAACAGGCGCAGCTAGAGTTGCAAAAAGTCCATATAAGTTATCTGGAGAAGAATATTCCAGAGGAGATTATCCACTTATTAAATTGTCAAAGATTGCTAAAGACGTTCCTGCTGAAGAACAGAAAATTAGAGCGCAAGTCGTAAATGAAATTTCTACCAATAAAAATGCAATTCGGACTGGAGTTATAACAGGAAATGAAGACACTTTAAGAAACGAACACACAGAAGCTAAATCCTCAAATCAAACTCCAAAGGCTCAACTTCTTAGAGAGCAGATAACAAATGAACAAAATGATTTATCTAACTATGCTCAAAAGAGAATTGAAAATACTGGTGCAAGTCCAACTTTAACGTCTGATTACGAAAGAGGCCAGGCCATCAATGATGCGTTTGTGGGTGATCAAGGATTAACTGGTTTTATTAAAAATGAAAAGCAAAAACAATTTGATGAAGCAAAATTAAAAGTTGGAAAAAATCCAATAGTAACAAATAATGTTGACAACTTATTAAGTAATGAACAATTTAGGGCTGGTCTTGGATTAAAAGGAAACGAAGGGGTTGCTGCAAGTGCAGAAAAATATATTAATTTAGCAAAAACAATTGGATTTGAAGACGAATATGGAAATAAATTTGCTCCAAATAGTATTGAAGGATGGGATGCAGTTCGCAAGGCTTTAAATTCAGAATGGACAAAAGATAATGCTGCAGTAATTAGAAAGATCAATTCCGCAATTGACAAAGACATCGCAAGCGCAGGTGGTCAGGAACTTTACAAAAAAGCAGATCAATTACATCAAGCCGAAAAGATTTTGTTTTCATCTAAGGGAATTAAATCAATATTTGGTGAAGTTGACCCTAATGGAGTTCAAACAGGAACACCATTTGAGCAAATACCTGGCAAATTAAACAAAATCCCAAGAGATGAGTGGGTTCACATTTACGATACTGCTGACAAGATTTCAAAAGGTGTTTTGAATGGTCCAATTGAAAAAGAAACTGGTTTACCCAAGTGGACTATTGAAGTCCCAGAGGAAGTAAGGCAAAATGCTGAAAGAGCAAAAGCTGAAATTAAGGGTGCAATTGCTAGAGAAATCTATCAAAAAGGTGCTGAAAAAGTTGGTGTTTGGAATCAAAATTCAGTAAATGAGATATTGAATGCAAGATCAGAAAAGATAAAACACGCTTTTGACCCTGCTGAACAAAGAGCATTTGATCTTTTGAATAGAGGTGGGCAAATAATGCCTGGTATCCATTCATACGAAGGTGGTGGTCAACAGGCTCAAAGAATTGGGATTATTGCAAGTAATGCTCCTAAGATTGTAGGAGCAGCAGGAGCAACGGCTGGAGGTGCTGCGTTTGGGCCTTACGGTGCTGCGGTTGGTGGATATGTTGGTCAAAGAGTAGGTACTGCCTATGAGCAAAGTTCACTAGAAAAGGCTTTGAACAAAGCAGCGACTGAAACACAAAAAGAGATGAAAAAGAACGCTCAAAAAGCCAATATTTTAAATCTCAGAGATAACAAAAAGGATTGATATGTTACAAGGTATTCTTCCAAACGGTAAACAACAGTTTTTAAATACTAATGGTGGAGTTTTAGCAGGAGGATTTGTTTATTATTACATTCCATCAACAACTACATTTAAAAATACATATCAAGATGATGCAGGAATTAATTTAAATACAAATCCAATTGTTTTAGACGCTAATGGTCAATGTGTTGCTTATGGACAAGGCTCATATCGTCAACAAGTTAAAGATGTAAATGGTAATTTGATATGGGATGTTCAAATTGATTCTCCTGCAACTCAATCTGATTTATCTTCTTTTGAAAATTCATTATTAGCGTCTTCTGGATCTTCTTTAGTTGGATACAACGAAGGGGGTTCTGGGGCAACAACAACAACAGTTCAAGCTAAATTGCGTCAGATTGTGAGTGTTAAAGATTTTGGTGCAGTTGGTGATGGAACAACAGATGACACTTCTGCAATTCAAGCGGCTATAAATAGTATTTCCTCTGCTGGAACATTAGATTTCCCAAATGGTGGAACATACAAAATAACTTCAACTCTTACAGTTGGAAGTAGCTCAATTCTTTTTAATGGAAATCAATCAACTATTTTAATTGCTTCAAATATGACATATGGTGTCAATTTAGGAGGAGTTAATTGTGAATTTCATAATTTTGGATTTAGCAAATCTAATGGTGTTACTGTTACTGCCTGTATTTATGCAACGGGTTTGCAACATGTATTCAAAAATATTACTTCTAGAAGTCAAGTTTGGCCGATATTTTTCTTAGGTCAAGATTTAAAAGAATCACATTTTTCCGAAATTCGTGTTGACAATGATCCATCTGGATATACAGGAATTATTTTTAAATTTGATTATTGTGTAAATAACACAATGTCTGATTCTATGCTTGGTTATTGTGCTCAAGCATTTTATGGTTCATCAACAGGACAACCTACTTATGGATACCATAATGAAGGGTTTTTGTTAACAAATATAATTGTTGTATTTGCAGGTCAAGCAGTTAATTTTGACAACGGAACTTATATTGCAATTGACAATTGCATATTTGATTTTACTGAAACACAAGGTGTTTTTGTTAGTAACGGTCATAGTTTAAGTGTTAAAAATACATGGATTGCTAGTAATGTCACAAATGGTTTTATTGGTGTTGGTACTTTAAGTGGGGTTTATAACGCACAAGTGCATGGATGCACTTTTGTAAGGGGTGCTAGTGCAATAACTGGAACAGTTGGGGTTTCTCTTTCAGGCACAAATGCTACTGTAATTGGAAACGCATTTATTTCAGGAATGAATGGTGGAACAGTTACAGACGCTACAAGTCAAGTTTTTGGAAACACACTTACAGGTGGTGGCACAAACATTGTTGCTAATAATACAAGTTCTTCAATTCTTGGAAGTTTAAATGTTTCAGCGACTATTACTTCAAATGGTAGCCAAGGAATTTTTCCTTTGTCATTATCTGGTTCAGCTACTTTAGGTTCTAATGGAGCATTACCAGCACAAGTGGCTGGATATGCTTTAGTAAACATTAGTGGAACAAACTATAAAATCCCTTATTACAATGTCTAACAATTTTTTTATATAAATACAAAAAGGTTAAAAATGCAAACATTATTACAACTACTTAAATCTAAAACAGTCTTATTTGCTTTGTTTTTAGCAGTATTGTCAATTTTGCAAGGGTATGTAAACTTGTTACCTTTATCTCCAACAGATCAAATGTTTGTAGGTATTGCAATATCTGTTGTTGTGACTTTGCTTAGAATAGTTACTACTCAGCCCATTTCTGAAAAATAAACAGGTAGTAAATCATGCCAGAAATAGACCCAAACATCACAAAAGACGCAGTAAAAGAAGCCTTGAAAGAATGGCTTAATGAACAGTTTGCTGCGTTTGGTAAGTGGACTTTAACTGGTTTGCTTTCTGCTGCATTTGTAGGAATGGTTTATCTTTGGCTTGCAGGGCATGGTTTTTCTGTTAATAAATAGGAGAGAATCATTGATTCTTTTACTTTAGCAATGATGGCTTTTTCAGCAGTAAAAAGCGGAGTAGCTGCCTATAAGGAAATTAAACAAACAGGTGGTGAAGTGGTTGGCATAGTAAATGAGTTAAGTGGTGCACTTGGTTCTTTTTTTGATCATCAAGACAAAGCTAAAAAAGCAGACGCAGAGATAAAAAAGAATCCTCCAAAAGGTAAGTCATTACAGGCTATTGCATTAGAGAATGTATTGAGAAAGAAGCAGTTAGAACAAGCTGAGTATGATTTAAGACAAATGCTTGTTTACGAATCTCCTCCTGAACTTGGTGCGGTCTGGACAGAATTTGAAGCAGAAAAATCTAGGCTTATAAAAGAACAAGATGCTTTAGATAAGGCTCAAAAAAAAAGGAATTACTTGAATTACATCAAAAGCGTATACGAGCAGGAAACATTAAAGTTGGAGTGGCAATCTGTATTGCTATTTTTGTCGTTGCGTTCACCATTGGTGGTTTGATGTACCAAATCCATTTATGGACAGAGGAACGAAAAAAAGAAGAACGATGGTATATTAAGTTTCACAGGACTTTTGAAGAAAACCCGAAAGAATTAGAGTGTTTTAAAATTTTTAGAGAAACTGGTTATTTACCTAAATTTTGTGAGGATTGATATGGATTGGTTAAAAAGCATTGCTCCAACAATTTTTACTGCTATTGGTGGGCCTTTGGGTGGTCTAGCATACGAAGCGGTCTCTAAAGTCTTGGGAGTCTCTCAGGATGACGCTAAAAAGATGCTCGATGAAGGCAAGTTATCGTCTGATCAAATAGCGCAAGTTAAGGTTGCAGAGCTTGAACTAAAGAAAACTGAAGAACAATTAGGTCTTAATTTTGAACAATTAGCGGTTGAAGACCGAGCGTCTGCTAGAAATATGCAGATGAACACGCATTCATTTTTAGTTCCAACTCTTGCGTTGATCATTGTTTCTAGTTTTATTGCGACTATCTTTGGGACTTTAATGGGTTACTCGCATATTGAGTCGGCTATGGCAGGAACTCTAGTAGGTTATTTATCAGCCAAGGCCGAACAAGTAGTGGCTTTCTACTTTGGTAGTAGCGCAGGAAGTCAGAAAAAGGATGAAATGCTGCACAACTCAACACCAATAAAATGAACTATTCTAAAGACGGATTAAAGTTAACCGAACAATTTGAAGGTTGTAGGCTAGAGGCTTACCCAGACCCTGCAACTGGTGGAGCACCTTGGACGATTGGTTATGGTCATACAGGTGCAGACGTATTCCCAAGTCTTTTAATTACACAAGAAGAAGCCGAGAAACTGCTCTTACAGGACGTTCAAAAGGCAGTTGATCACGTTAATAGCAAACTTAAAATTGAAGTCACACAGGGTGAATTTGACGCATTGGTGGACTTTGCTTTTAACTGTGGATGTCGAAATTTGGATAATTCAACCCTGCTTAAGAAAGTGAATGAGGGAGACCATGAGAGCGCAGCAGCCGAGTTTTTAAAATGGGACATGGCAGGTGGTCATGTCATGGCTGGTCTACTTAGAAGAAGGCAAGCGGAGGCAGCGTTGTTTTTATCAGACATAGCAAAATGAACGATCTTGCAGATGACGCTCACTTTACAGAGGAGTTGCACCGAGAATCTGCGCTTAATGAGATTAGAAAACGAGCAAAACCTAAATATACGGGCTTTTGTTTAACTTGTAATGATGTTAGTAAACCCAATTCACAGTTTTGCTCTAAAGACTGCCAGGAAGATCAAGAACTGATTATTCG